AAGGAAAAGTTTAATTTTCGTGAAGCCTACGAGCGCATGGACGTAATCAAAAACCGCCTCGCAGAAATGGCGCAGGGCCTGGAGAACGACAAGGAACGCGAAGACTTCACAGATGCGGAAAAGGGAGAGCGTAAAGCCCTTTACCGTGAAATGGACATCCTCGAAATGAAGATCAAGGCGGCTACCCCTACGTTAGAGGTTATGCGCCGTGAGGACATCGAGGAAGTAAACAAGCAGATGCGTGAGTGCGTCAAGACCGGACAGCGTTTTGAGTTGAAGATCAGCCGCGCCGTAGCTTCTGACTTCGGCGGCAACACTTCGGGTTATCTCAACCCTGGCAGTTCTACCAATCCGTCACCGGTCACCATGGGTGACATCGTAGAACCATTGTATGCAAAGACCATTCTTTCAGCAATCGGTTCGCCATTGCTCACCGGACTGAAAGGTAACTATCAGTGGCCTGTAATCGAGACATTCGCCGCTACCATCAATGATGAGGGCGTGGAACTGGGTGATACCAAAATCGAGGCAAGCAAGCTTTTGGCAAAGCCGGAGCGTATCGGCGTAGCCGTGCCTATCACACGTGAAGCACTCAACGAGTCCGACGACCTTTTGCAGCTTGTATGTACCCAGTATATGCCAGTTGCGGCAGCTGCCCTTATGAACAAAATCATGTTCAGCACCGTAAAGGTTGAAAAGGCTACAAATCTTGTAGGCCCATTCGTCAACCTCAAGGCAGCTAACAAGAAGACTTATAAGGGTGAAGCACCTACCCTCACCGAGCTTCTTGCACTCAAGGGCATTGTTTTGGGTGCCAACATCATGCCGGAGGGGCTTTGCTACGTAATGACAGAGACCACAAAGGCACTTTTGGAGGGTACGCCAAAGTGGAGCGGTGCAAACCAGGCTATCGTTGATGAGAACGGCAAGATTTCGGGTGTACCGGTATTCTGTAGCTCATACGTGGCTGAGGGTTCGGTATTGTTCGGCTCATTCAAGTATGCCCCACAGGGCTTGTTTGGTGAAATGTCTATCATCATCGACCCTTATACACTCGCACGTAAGAACTCTATCGACTTCGTGCTCAATGCCGACTACGCTATTACCACATTGCGTGAGGAGGCGTTTGCCATGTTGTCTAAGGACCCAGCAGTGGCAGCAGGCACCAAGGGTTAAGTAAGTAATCACAATTTAAAGTTATAACGTTATGGCAGTAGTGAGTTTGGCACTTTTTAAGAAGCACGTAAGGGCTGATGATTTCGCCGATGATGACGAGTATTTGCAGCATCTATTAGATACCGCAGAAAGCGCAGTTATCACGGCGACCAATAGAACCCAAGAGGAATTGGCGCAGATGGGTAATGGACATGATGTACCTACCCCCATAAAACACGCTATAATGATGTTGGGCGCACATTGGTACAATCAGCGTGAAAGTGTGAGTAACGTGCAGATGCACGCCGTGCCTGATTCGCTACAAGCCTTAATTAAACCCTATCGGAAATTAGCGGAATGAGAGCAGGAGAAATGAAATATCGTTTGCAGTTGTTGAAGCCTACGGCGACAACAAACGACTACGGCGAGGAAGCGACAACCTACGAGCCTATACGTACCGTGTGGGCAGAGAGGAAGAAGCAGAGCGGCAACCGTAGCGAGGAAGTGGGCGAACATTTCCCAGACTATCGAGCCGAATTTAATGTAAGGGACGCACACCCCGTTAAAGAAAACTGGAGGGCGCAGCAGTTGGGTGGCTATCTTTATACGGTGGTTGCCATCATCCCAAACATTGATAGAGGTATGAACACTTTAGTTTGTGAACGAGTAAACGAGTAGTCAGATTTTGCAATAGTCTGTTTTCTTAATGTATATGCAGCCAGAACGATGAAAGAAACCGTTACCGACATCAACAAGCCGTTTGCCGATGTTTACAAAGCACTCGACGTGAAAGACCAACGCAAGGCTATGCGAAGTGCCATGCGCAGGGAGGGCAACCGCCTGAAAAAGGCGGCAGTCTCCAATCTGGGACAAAGCGGCATTGGCAGTGGCACAAAGCGCAGTCTTTCAAGCGGCATCTATGTGCGTACCTACCCCGATCGCTACGGCCTGGGCTTCATGGTAAGCGTTAAGCCCCACGGTAGGCGCAAGGGCATCCACCTTAACCGTCAGAACATGGAAAAGCCTGTTTTGATGTGGGCAGAGGACGGAACACGCCAAAGACATGTAGGGCGGCGTATTTCATCGTTTTTCGGTAAAAGCAGGTTCACGGGCAAGAAAATAAGGCAATATCTACGAGGCGGTGCGAGCCGCGGCAAGATGAAGCGTTACGCTTTTCTCGCTAAGACAGAGCAGCAGACCGCCGACAGCGTGGAAACCAACCTTTTCAACAACTTGCAGAACAACGTGGAAAAGGCGGCAAGAAAGCAGGGACTTTTATAACATATAGCTATGGCACTGAAAAAGACATCATTAAGCGCGGGCAGCATTATTCGCGATATTCTTCTATCTAACGAGGAAGTGAAGCGGAGAACAAACAAGGTTTTCCCCATCGTGATAGACAACGCCCAGCTACCTTATATATTATATCGCCGTGCGGCATTGGCACACAATCCCACTAAGCAGGGAACGCCGGGAGCCGACACCGTGACTATGGAGGTGGTTTGCTATACGGCAAAGTATGCCGAGGGCGTGGAACTTGCCGAGGCGGTGCGCCAGGCACTCGACTATGCAAGCGGAGAACACGATGGCGTGAAGATGCGCAGTTGTACGCTTGCCGACAGTGAAGAGGGCTACGAGGATGATGCCTTTGTGCAGCAGCTTGTTTATCAAGTCAGAATTTAAGTAATTTAGAACCATTTATTTTTTATAGTTATGGAAAATACTGGATATATCAATGGTAGTGACCTTTTGCTTAAGGTTGGAGGCAAGGCGGTGGGACATTGCACAAGCCACACCCTTACTTTCAACAGCGAGACAAAAGACCGTGCCGTCAAGCCTGTAGCTGATGCCGCCAAGAGCAGCGGACTTTGGAAGGGCAAGGGAGTGACTGGTTTGTCTATCTCTATCAGTGCCGAGGGTTTGCGCTTCTATGGCGAGACCGAGAACGGACACGAGCAGATTGCCCCACTTTGGGGCAAGGGCGCAAGTGTGGAGGTTGAGGCATTCAAGCGAGGCGGCGACAAGACACCTTATGTAAAGGGTAACTTTGTTATCGCCTCATTGGAGGAGACAAGCCCGGCGCAGGACGATGCTACTTACAGCGTGTCTTTGGAGAACGACGGCGAGCCTGAGACCTACCCGGGCAAGGATGCGACAGCGACGCAGGCAACCGACACCGGCAAGGCAGTGAGCAAGTAACGCCCACATGGAATAAAGGCCATATTGTTTTTAAGATAAATGTTTGATTTGTTGAACTATTAGTTAATTGTTGATTTATGTCAAAGATTGAAATCATGATCAACGGCAAGGCATACCCCTGTAGGCAGACTATGGGGGCTATGCTTCGCTTTAAGAAAGAGACCGGCAAGGAGGTGACGGAGTTAGGCAACAGCCTATCGGATATGTGCGCCTATCTGTTTTGTTGCGTGGCGTCAGCCTGTAAGCACGATGGCGTAAAATTCGATATGGCGCTTATGGACTTTGCCGACAGCCTCACGCCCGAAGACCTCAACAAGTGGACGGACACCGTGAACGCCACGGCAGACCAGGCATCCGAGGACACCGACACGGAGGGCGAAAAAAAAAGTTAGGCATCTTCGACATTCTGGGCATAGCCGTTGGCAACATCGGTTTGCCCTACAATGATTTTTGCGCCCTCACGCCCGAGGAGTTCAGCCACATATACAAGGCGTACAGCGAGGAGCGGACGGCGCAGTATCAAGACAGTTGGGAACGTATGCGTATGCTTGCGGCAATAACCATACAGCCGTATGCAAAGAAAGGGCTAACGCCCCACGGACTTCTACCCTTTCCATGGGAGAAGAAAAAGCCGGAGCATACGAAAGAAGCCCCGGCAGTATCTAAGGAAGATGCGTTAAAGCGTTTTGAGGAAGTGTTGGGAAAAGTGGAAAACGGCTAAATAGCTTCGCCATTCAGTTCTTCGGAACTTGTAAGCACCATTTGCCCAATAGACAGGAAGAACAATGCGGTAGAGCCGCCAAGGGCTAACAAGCCGTTGACCGATTGGTTATTGAAAGCAAAATACGTCAGGCAGATAACCCAGACAACAAGAGACAACAAGGCTATTACGCCCCAAGCCTCATATTTGTTTGAATGCTTGTGCGGCGTATCCTCGCCTACGACTTCGACACTAACAAGTTCTGCCCTGATTTCGTTTTCGGGCTTACTCGCTACATCGTTGGTTGCGGCTTCTGGTATGCGGTTGATGTTCTTATAATCCTTTTCCATAACGCTTAGTTTGAATGCTTCGCCACAAAGATACAAAAAATATTGATTACTTAGTTACTTATACGCTGAAAATATGGCAAAAGAAATAAAATTTAACGTTAAACTGGTTGTTGACGGCAAAGAGCAGTTGGTTACAGCTACTTCTACAGCGGAAGAGTTGCGCCGGGTGCTTGATTCTGCCAAGACGAGCAGCCAAAAACTAAACGCGGCTTTGGTTAATTTCAACCAGGCTGTAATGGCGGCTAATAACGTTACCAATGCCATTTCGCAGATTTCGGGAGCACTCAACGGCGTTACCGAGGAAAGCCGCAGTTTCAGCGCAGCCATGAACGCCGCTAACACGATGGCAGGAAAGAGCGGCGAGGACTTTGCCAGACTCAAAGGACAGGTAGCCGAGTTATCAAAAAACATTCCGGTAGTACGTGACGAACTCGCTAACGGATTGTACCAGGTTATCAGCAATGGCGTGCCTGAAGACAACTGGATAGCCTTTTTGCAGAAATCGGCTAAAGCATCCGTTGGCGGTATCGCTGATCTGGGCGAGACTGTAAAGGTTACATCTACCATTATCAAGAATTATGGTTTGTCGTGGGACAAGGCAGGCGACGTGCAGGATAAAATACAGCTCACGGCCAAGAATGGTGTAACATCGTTCGAGCAGCTTGCACAAGCCCTACCGAAAGTTACGAGCAATGCCGCCACTTTGGGTGTAAGCATTGACGAACTTATGGCGACCTTTGCAACGCTTACGGGCGTGAGCGGTAACACGGCAGAAGTTTCCACCCAGTTAGCCGCTATCTTTACCGCTTTGGTGAAGCCGTCGAGCGAGGCAAGCAAGATGGCACAGCAAATGGGCATCGAGTTTGATGCAGCAGCTATCAAGGCGGCAGGAGGTATGCGTAATTTCCTCACCGACTTAGATAAGAACGTTAAGGCATACGCCAGCAAGAGCGGTATGCTGGAGCAGGAAATCTACGGTAAGTTATTCGGCAGTGCCGAGAGCCTGAGAGCATTGGGGCCACTCACCGGACAACTCGCAGCCAAGTTTAATGAAAACGTGGAAGCGATGAAAGGCAGTGCCGGAACTATAGACGATGCTTTTTCCATTATGAGCAGCAGCGGAGCGGCAAGTTTGCAGATACTCAAAAACAAGTTTGCAGAAGTTGGCGACGCTATAGCCTCAACGATGGGTGGCATTATGCCGGTACTCAACATTACGGCACAGATTGGCAATACCGTGATTGCCGTTTCTGCAATGGTTAGCGGTTTGAAGAATCTTGCAAAGATACAGGCTATTGTCAAGGTTCGCACAATGGCAATGAATGCCGCTTCGCTTGTATGGAACGCTACATCGGTGCGTATGAATGCTTTGGTACAAGTAATGACAGCTTCATTTCGCGGTGCAGCGGTGAGTGCTACAACGCTGAAACTTGCCATACAGGGTTTGTTAATATCTACAGGCGTTGGCGTGGCTATCGTTGCGCTTACTGAGGTTATAGCGGCATTTACCTCAAAGTCGGCAGATGCACAGACCCAGGCCGAGGACACAGCTGAGAGCATGAAAGGCATTGGCGATGCAGCCGACGACATAAAAACCGCCTACGACAGTGCGCTAAAGAACACATACGCCGACCTCATGGCGAAATATGAGAAATTGAAAGCAGGTTGGCGTGCATTATCCACAGAGCAGCAGAAAATGGCGTGGATAAAGGATAACCAAAGTGCTTTCAATAAATTGCGCTTGAAAATCGGTAACGTGACGGAAGCCGAGAACATATTTAACCGCAAGACCGATGCAGTGGTGGAGGCATTCAAGCAAAGGGCATTGGCGGCAGCGTATGCGGCAAAACTCACGGCTTTGTATCAGCGTCAAATTGAGTTGCTTGATAAAAAGCAGAAGATCACCAAGACTATTGCCGACGATGCCAAGCAGGGAGGCAGACACGCCAAAGAGGGTGACATCGTACCCGAAAGTTGGCGTAGCGATCGTTACGGCAAGGTTGGCCGCGATGGGCAGTGGAGATTTACCAAGGTTGGAGCGGAGAGGTACAACGGTACGAATGTTTCCGGAAACACACAGATTAATAGTGTGGATAAAGAAATTGAATCCGTAAACCGACAGATTGGTGACACACAAAAGCAGCTCACCACACGGCTGAACACAGCACGTAGTTTTATTACGGCTGATACGCCGACTACCCCACACACCAAGGATACCCCGAAGAAAACGACCATCAAGGACGACAAGAAAGATGAACCGAAAACCCACGTAGAGGAACTACAGGCGCAGTTGGCGGCGGCACAAAAGAAAATGGGCAACGCCATGACCGTAGATGCAAGGGTAAAAGCCGATGCAAAGGTAGCCGACATACAACGGCAGATAGACGAAGTTACAAAGGGTAAGGTATCTATCGGGGCAGAGACAGAACCGACATACATCGTACAGGGAAGCGCAGCCGACAAACGACAGAGCCGAACCAATGCACGATACAACATAGACCGAATAAGGCAGGACTTTGAAATAGGACTTATCGGCAAGGAAGATGCCGAAAGGCAGATAGCCGACATTAACAAGCAGCTTGAAAAGTTGGGCGTTAAGCCGATAGAGGTACATTTCAAAACCTACATCGAGGAACTGCAAGAACAGTTGCACGACGCACAGCAGGAGTTTGAGGAAGCCACCACAATAGATGCAAGGGTGAAAGCCGATGCCAAGATAGCCGACATACAACGGCAGATAGACGAAACTACAAAGGGTAAGGTATCTATCAAGGCAGAGACAGAACCGGCATACATCGTGCAGGGAAGTGCAGCCGACAAGAGACAGAGCCACAGCAACGCCCAGAATAAGGCAAGCCGCATACAAACCGACTACGAGATAGGAATTATTGGCAAGGACGAGGCACTGAAAGAGATTGAGGAGATAAACCGACAACTCGCAGAAATCGGATTGAAGCCTATAAAGATTGAACTTGACAGCAAGGGTTTTGACAAGGTGTTTGGCGACATCAAAAGCGGTTGGGGAAGCATCCAAGGTGTAGGCAACGGTATTCAGGGCATAAGTGATGCGCTGGAGGGCAACGGCGATGCCTGGCAGCAGGTGACGGGACTTATTAACGGCTTCATTTCCATTGCCGAGAGCATACAGGGTATTGTGGAGTTGTTCGGTATGCTCACGGCGGCGACCTCAGCACATGCGGCGGCATCCACTACCGATGCGGCAGCAACGGCAGGAGAAGCGGCAGCAGCTACAGCCAACACGGCAGCCAAGAGCGGCGAAGCGGTAGCAAATGCCACGGCGAGCGGTGCAAAAATGCCGTTCCCTTTGAACCTGGTAGCGATTGCGGCAGGTGTGGCGGCAGTTATTGCGGCACTCGCAGCAGTTTCGGGATTTGCCACTGGTGGTGTTATCGGCGGTACTTCTACATCGGGCGACAAGAAGTTTGCCCGAGTGAACAGCGGCGAGATGATACTAAACAAGTTTCAGCAAGCCCGATTGTTCGGCATGATCGACGGCAAGTTTCAGCCGCCTACCTTTACGGAGCGGAGGTTACAGCCGGTAACGATGCAGAACATAACAAACGACATTGAACCGACAGCCACGGAGGTAAACATCAATATGAATGCCAACGCACGCAAGATACTTGACATGATTACAGATGTTAAGCGAGTGGCGAAAAAGAGCGGCAAGAACTATAATGTGTAACAAATAAAAATCAGTTAATATGTATATACACGGCAGTTTTCTAAGTCAGCAGGGCGATACGATAACGGTACACATCGTTACCGGGAACGATCGCACGCAGACTATTGAAATAGGTACAGAAAAGGCAGATGTATATTTTAGCGAGGATCCGGCAGAAATCGAGAATGAGGTAAACGACACTTTCGATGTGCTTTTGAGAAATTCGGCTAAAATAAGATTGCTTTGCGGCAACCTGATTAAAGACCTTTTTAGTACCTCATGCCGTGATGCAGTCGTAAACATCTATAAAAACGATACGTGTATCTTTGCCGGGTTCATCGAGCCGCAAACTTTGTCACAGCCATATAACAACAGATGGGACGAACTGGAATTAAATTGCATTGATGCGCTTAGTGCTTTGCAGTATAGCAAATATAAGAATGTGGGCGCATTGGGCGTTATCTATGCTTTCGTCAAGGCAGAGGCAGCGCAGCGTAGTTTTTACGATATTGCCACCGAGATACTGAAAGGAGTTACCGAGGGACTGGATATATTGGGCAACCAAAATATTAAATTCTGGTATGATGGCAGCAAGGCAGTTGATGCACAGACCGCAAACCGCTATCAGGTATTTAAGCAGCTTTCAATATCTGATTTGTTGTTTTTGGGCGACGATGAGAGCGACGTTTGGCAGCAAGACGAAGTGTTGGAGGAACTTTTGAAGTACCTTAACTTACATATCGTGCAGGACGGCTTTAACTTCTATATCTTTTCGTGGGAATCCGTCAAGGCGACACCCGATAAGATTATTTGGCATGACATCGTAGCCAACAGCACCAAGACAACGGCACAGCAAGCCGTAACAATCGCTTTGGCTAACGTAGCCGATTGTGACACCACGATAAGCATAGGCGACGTATATAACCAACTTCTATTAACCGCTAAGGTGGAAGACATCGAAAGCGTGATAGAAAGCCCATTGGACGATGATTTGTTGGTTAGCCCATACGTCAATAAGCAAAAGTACCTAACCGAATATTCAAGCGACGGAGAGGGAAAGACCGCATACTATGCGATGAAAGCAATGGTGAATGGCGAAAGCACCAACTATGGTGGAGGGGCTATTACTCATTGGTATGTGCAGGTAATGCGTAACAAGCTATGGACGTTTCCGATGAAAGGTAACACCGGGGTTGATTTGGTAGATTATTTCGGTGGTGAGGGCACGAACCAACACGCTTTGCCTGATTGGTTAGGGCAAGCACCGGGGGCGGCTATTATGGCTTTGGGTAGCGTTAAAATCAATACCGCCAACGATGATAATAGCCCGACATCTAAGGTGAACATGACTAACTATTTAGTTGTGTCGGTTAATGGCAATGGCGTGGATAATGACGAAAACAAGACCTACCCGAGTGTGGCAGACATACAGAAAAATATACCGTATGCTGTCTATACTGGTAATAAGGCAGGGGGTGTTTTTTCGCCGTCAGACGACAAAACCACCAACTATATAGTATTGTCAGGTAAGGTTATTCTAAACCCGATAATGGCGGTTACTGGTAATTTTTCCGCTATGCGTGAGAAAATGGGAAACCGCCCACCGTACCAAGGTAGCGGAGGTGGAGGCGGAACAACGCCGCCACCAATGTATTTTTGGCACAAGACCGTACCGAGCCGTAACAATGGTGATGGCAGGTATTACACCCGGCAGTATTGGCAAGCCGAGACCCCAGACAAAGAAGTCTCATGGCATGAGGGCGCAGATAGTGGCTTTTATCCATATACCGGGGAAGGCCCAGAGGAATACGAATTTAAGTACAGCGCAGTAGGCGACAGTACCGACACAATCAGTAAGGTAGCCGTATTAGCTTGTATGTTGGTTATCGGCGACAAATGCGTAGTGGAGACCGGAACCGATGGGCAGACAACCGATTTTGTTTGGCAGAAATACAAGGAGCGGAGCGAGTGCCAAAGCGATGATGAATATTATCAGCAATGCTTTACAATTGGCTTTGACCCTAAGATAGGTGATAAGTTGGTGGGCACAGAGTTCAGCATCCAAAATAATATCGACTATAAGATGGGCATTGATGCGGAGGGTATAGCAATACCGATTACCAAAGGTGACAAGATAAGTGGGCAGGTTAGGTTTATGATATTAGGCCCTGTTAATGCTACATGGGACGTTATCACACGCCGCCACCCTACCTTTTTCAGACATACGAAGTGGAGCAGCTCATCAGTACCGCTTTTAGCTCATGTTAGTAGCATCCTGATAAAGTCGTTTGAGGTTAAAGTTTATAGCGATAACGGACTAATCAGTAATGGCAACGATGATAACGACATTATCTATATGAGCGACACCAAAGAAACCTTTGTGAACAAAAAGGATGATTTGGAGTTTAAGATAAATTCGGCATTGACCGCCACAGAGTGCGCCCAGTTGGGAGTTAGTAACACGGTGAAGTTATCCACACCGTTGAATATATCAACCGGGGACGGAGTGTTAGAGGTGTACGACCGAAACGGCAACGTTAAGGCGAAGCCCGAACAAATCTACGTGGATAGTTATTATACTGAATACCATAAGCCACGTATCGTAATGGAACAGAAACTAAGGGACATTGATAATGTTGTTAGCCTGTTTAACCATTACCGCCACGAGGCTTTGAACAAAGAATTTTTCGTGCAGGGCATCGGCAGAAACCTTATTGAGGGACGTGCCGACCTCACATTAAAGGAGATTGGCACATGATCGAAGTTAAGCAGATAGCGAAACCCAGGAACAGCGGCAGCGGTGGGGCATCCACCGGAGGCGGCAGCTATGGAAGTATCGGCAAAATGACCGAGGAAGCCAAGCACGCAGCCAAAGCCGATTTAGCGACACACGCCGAGCAATCCGAGTACGCAAACCGTGCCGGATATGCGAGCCGTGCCGCCTATTCCGATTTAGCCGGAGACGTTGCAGAGGATAGCCCGATTAACGACCGCTTTTTGTCGAAGATTACCGCCGACATAGCAAAAGGGCACATTACTTTTCAGCAGGGCTTAACGGCTATCGGTTTGGCAATATTCAAGGACGGCGCACACTTTGGCGAGTTCGTCAAATCCCTGTATGCAGGTAAGGGCGCAGGTATTGACGCACAAGGTAACGCCGAGGTGGAAAGCCTAAGAGTGCGCAGCTACTTTGAGTGTCTGGAATTGATAGTAAACCGATTGTCAGCAATCGAGGGCGACCAACTTTTAACAGAAGCGGACACAATCGAAAGCGTGGACGATTTGGGCGATGGTTGTTTTGGTTTGCACCTGAGAAGCAAATGGGACGGATATTTTACCGCCCAAGCCGAAAACAATGTGCTTAAAGGTATCATCAATACTTTGGCGCAGGGAAGCGGCAAGTATTACACGGCATGGTTTAGAGTTAATAGCGTTAATACCGCTAACAACTACATAGAGGTGACGCAGTACCCGGACACCGAAGTACCAAGCGGCAAGAATTACCCACCATGCGAAATGATGAAGATTGCACGATGGGGAAACCAAACGGACACGAAACGGCAAGATTGTTTGTATCTATCGAGCACAGAGGGGCGCATCGTTAAGCTAAAGGGAGTGACTAAGCCGATTTTGGATAACGCCAACTATGGTGCAGCTTTCGGCAGTTTGCCCGAATTTGTGTACGAGTTATTGGACGATAACGGCAACCCTTTGCCAATACGTGATGGTTTAGACTATATGTATATACCGGGTATCGTCACAATGGACGTTATCAGACTTAACAAGTGGACTGGTAAGCCGTTGGTTACGTATGTGGATCGTGGGGTGTGGAAGCAAAGCGGTAAGTACTATTGTGATGCTATCAACCCGGACACCGGGGAGTATGAGACATCAGACGTTTGGTTTAATGGCTGCAAGTACAGATGTTGCAAGAACCTCACAGCGACCGCCCCGGCATGGAACAATACCGATTGGGCGATGATCGAGGGAAACCCAGACTTTGCCGTAGATTTCCAAGAGCCTGAAAGTATCTTAGACCCGGACAAAATAGACCTCACGCTAACCATCGTGGCGACCCTGTATAATATGAATATCACAGACGATATTTTGGACGCCGACGTAATGTGGACGAGATACAGCGAGGACGCAGAGGGAAACGAGAGAACGGCAAGCGACAATGTTTGGAGTTTACGACACGCCAATACCGGAAAGTCTTTGCACCTCACAGCCGAGGATATGGACTTTAACGGCTATATGCCTAAAGTTATACGCTTTACGGCTACCGTTACTTTACGTGACGGCATGGGCAACGAAGCAGCAACGGCGGCAGTCAGTTACGAGTATTAATTTAAACATAGCGCAGTTATGAAGACAAAAAGATTTGATTTCAACTTTAAGCCACTGCAAATTAATGTTAGTATGGTGGTTGAGGGCGGCGTATCGGATAGTCAGAACTACGACGCAGACACCGACACATATACGCCCGATTACACTATAGACGCATCTAACTTAATAGTGCAGCCAAATATCAGTAGGCTTGATAAAGACGAGGTTTTAACGCCGGGCTTGATTAATCAAGACCTCACTAACGTAGTCTGGTATGAGGTGAACAAAGGAGCGTCCGACACCGTGATAGATAGCACTAACCCAGACTTTGAGGTAATCAGCAAGGGCGCAAAGGCAGGACGTATTAGAATCAAGAAGAACGCCAAACCGCAGATACCTATGAATCTACGATTTGAAGCCGACTACAAAGACCCACGTACTAATCAGGTGTACCACATCATCAAGCCGCACCAAGTGCAGTGCAAGAACGCCACAACATACACGCCACTTCTGGTATTGGATGCAGCCGCCCAAACTATCTACAACCCATTGAGCGATTCGGACACACAGACGGTACACGCATCATTGAGATTGGGCGTTAATGAGTGCCCGGAGAATAAGCGTTTGTTTGTTTGGGAGGTAATGCGAGAAGACGGAACATTTACCGCCGTAGGCAGCGACACCACGTTAGACTATGACGTAGTAGTGGCAGCAGACGGAAATAGTTGTACCGTTAATCGTAGTCTCATGGGTACAGAGCTTTATTTAAGATGCAGGGCGAAGTATAGCCCGGATGGAAACCCAAGCGGCGTAACACTATCGGACAACGCCCCTACTAAGTTAGTGGCATTTATTCGTAGAATCCCAAAATTTGAGTACGACATCGGCGAACTACCTACCAACCTACCAAGCGGTTTGTTAGAGATTGCGCCAACGGCGAAGATTTGGAATACTAACGGCATGATCGACAACCCGGAACGTGAGTTATTGCCGCTTTGGTATGTTGCAACAAATGCGCAGTCAGGAACGCTTAACTATTCGCTCATAGCACATGGAATGAAACCGACGCTTTCAACAGGAAAGGTTAGCCAGACGTTAGGCGGTGTTTATGGTTTGGACGTTAAGGACGTTGGCCCGGCATGTGCATGGGAAGACAGCGACGGCGCAGTATTCGTTGATGCAGACGATAATGTGATATTAATCAAATAACAATTTAATCAATTTAATCAATATAAGATTATGGCAAGATACATTAAAGCAAATCCATTGGTTGCACGATACTTGCAACTGGAAAACGACCGTAACATGGTAAGTGATGGCAACTATCTGTTTTGGCAAAACGATATGTTGAAGTTTGGCCCACTAACCCAACTTAGCGACATATTGGTTAAGATTGGAGGTATTGCACTTATGCCACATGAGGCGAGAAGCGAGCAGGACGGTACTATTTGCCGACCTTTGCCAATGGCAACCGATGCACGCTTTCAGCAGCCTATTAAGGCTAACGTTAATGATGCTATCGTAGGTGGCGACACTAACACCGAGCAGGGCGCAGATGGTGAGGGTGAGAACAGCGAGAGCACCGACAATGGCGGCAACAGCAACGAGGGCCAGGCCAACGAGGAAAATGCGGAGGGCGACCAACAGCCGGAAGCGTCAGAGAGTGAGCAAACAGAAAGTGAAACCAAAAAGTAAGGAACTATGAGCAAAGCGAGTACAACCCGAACGATTAGGTTTATTGCAAAGGCAGGAACTTATATGGCATTGATCATGTGCCCAGATGGTGACATCTACCAAGAATGGGAGGGCACGGAATCCGACGTTACTAAGGTGTTCCCAAACTTTGAACAGACAAAACCAAAACTTAACTTTGTCTGTATGAGTAGCCGAGTAGCCGAGGGAGTGGCAACGCCTGATAGTATGCAGTACTTTTTTAATGGTACGAAAATCGAGTTTAACGGCGACACATCAAGCGGCATTTTTGCAGGCTACTTTAAGAAGTTTGCGCCAAGCGGCGACAACATCTATTATGGTTTGCAGATTGTTAAGAATTTGGTAGAAATCGCAGGTTTTGCCCCGGTAACTATCAAGATGGTGGCCGCTATCAGCTATGGCACGCAAAGCGATAATATCCAAGCTACCTATACTATCCCAGTGCAGAAAGCAACAGGTACAAGTTATCGTGTTACAATCGTGGCAGGAGATAACAAGGGCTTTGTTATTACCGACAAGGGCGGCAGTTGCGTTTTAAAGGCGATGGCGTACCAGAGCTACGGGGAAATCACCAAAGATTTAACCTATGTGTGGGAGAAGATGGGGGCCAGTGGTTGGGAGGTAATCAACGGACAAACCGCCCAGACGCTTACAGTGTCAGGCAGCAGCATAGACACATACGGAGAGTACCGAGTAACCGTTAATCGTAGTGGCGTTGAAATCGGTAAGGACATACAGGGCGTTATGGACGCATCCGACCCCTACGACATCGATGCACGCCCGACACCGGAAGACGAGGCGATAAGCGAAGATGAAAGCGGCAACGGCAAAGTAACCTATACGCCGTGGATCGTCAAGCGTGGAACGAACACCCAAGCAGTCAAAGACGCTAAGTTTTTCTTTGTTGTGAAAGATGCAGCAGGTGTTTACCTAAATAGTGACAGCGAGCGAAAAACGGCGGTTGCAAGCTATGCCGTAACACGTGATATGTGTTTGCAAAGTGGTGGAGACATCAGCGTAACGATAACATCAGAAAGTTAAGCCTATGGGTGTGTCAATAACAAGAATAGTTAAGTTTATACGCAAGGGAAAGGGCGTAATTGTCGCCCAATCCCGAAACGTATATAACTATACCTACAAGGAGTGGACGCAGTTCTACGGACTTAGTGGGCGGTTAGTCAATTGGGACGGAATCATAAATGTATCTGATTTTTCCGTAGGTGACACGATGGTTATTAATGGCACGGTATCGGACAAACAACGTATTACCATCAGTCTTTACGCTAAAGTAACGGCAATCGACACAAACCGGGCTATAATAACGGCTCAATCACTATACTACATTGCAAGTGGTGAAAATGGAGAAGACGGAAACGACGGCGTGGACGCAATAACCATTGATATATCGCCGGAGAACATTTTGCATAAGAAAGCCACAACCAAATCAACCTATAAAGTCAATATTAAAGTATATAGAGGTGATACCGCCCTATCATACGGAGACGATGGTTTTAGTTGTTCGGGGTTGGCTACTATGGTATCGGGGTTTTCTTACAAAGGCAGTCTAAGCGGAAACGTCTATACATACGATATTTCGATAGAGGCTAACAAGGCCCCTAATACGAGCATCAGAGTAACAATTAAGGTTGGAAACAAAACCTTTACCCGAAATATAAAGATAAATACCGTAGCCGATGGGCAGCCCGGAGCAAAAGGCGACAGAGGCCCGGCACTACGACCACAAGCGTGGAACGATTGCGCCGTAGGCTATGTATTCCAATCAGGTGCGAGCGGTGAGGAATACAAGGACGTAGTTTTGTACGGCGGCAACTATTATTCTTGCATCAAATCGCATACCAAGACTGCAAGCAATAACCCAGGAAGTGCAACCGACACCAATAGCGGACTTTGGAAGTTAGCCGATAATTTTGAAATGGTGGCTACAAAGATACTGTTAGCGCAGTATGCTTTAGTCAAAAATTTGGGTGTGGAGGCTATCGACATGAAAGACGCTAACGGTAACATTATCTTTCAGGCAAAAGACGGCAACGTTACTTGCAATAGCGGTACGTTCACAAATGGCACGTTCACAAATGTAAAGGTTATCGGCTCAATACGAAATCCTTTCAATTTGGCTAATGATAGCTTTGATGTTGATTACAGCGATAATGTGGCTATGCTTAGTAGCGATGGCGGTTGGTTAGATGCCTATTCTATGCCGTGGGACGTAAGCCAGAATGGAAGACGACTAACCATTGTAAACTACAAATGGGGCGGCACAATGGCGCAAGGTCAAGCCGCTATTAGTGCGCCAAGTGGCAAATACTTCTTTGAGGACGGAATCCGAAAAAGCGAGTTAAAAGTTAGCCGTGAAATTGTGGAAATGATAGGCTACGGCACTACTACGGAGTTCTACGGTTGGATTGTGCTAAATCGCATTGACTTAATGACAAGTCAAAAGTATGGGCATTGTTTAAAGGCTTTGGCATTTGGCACGGTATCGGGCGGAAACAGTAGTAGCAGCACATCAATAACAAGCAATACGTTTGATGGCAGCAAACTAACGGTAGCCCGACAATCTGAAGGACTTTACCGGGTATTTTTTCCGAGTACGTGGTTTACTTATACAAGTAATTGCCGTGTAATATTAACCGGGCGAGGTGTATGCTACGGTGCAAGTAGCCCAGTAAAAGCCACTATGCACTCATTGGGTAACGGTTACTTTGATGTAGTCGTATCAGACGATGCAAGCCGAAACGATGGCAGCTTTGATTTTATAATTTATAATGGGTCAGATTTTGACATATTAAAATAGTAGTAATTATGGCAGTAAAGAAAACAAAAAAGTTGAGCGGTCAGGCAACAGTAACGACCATCAACAACGACCAGAAATTTCCGGTAACGGACGCAAACGGAAAGGTTACGCTTATTTCATTGGCGAACCTCAAAACCGCTTTGTTGGCAGGTATGAACCTTAACGGCTTATACGATGGTATCTTTATCATGTATCACCGTAAAAACGATGATTACCCACTCATGGTTAAGCCCCATAAGTGGACATCGTTACAGAACAGCGGCGAAATTGCCGACGGTGTGGTAGTTGTTGAGGGCGGCAAAATCTTAGTCGTGGCCCCTACCGAATCAACTTCTAAACTAACGTGGAGTAGCGCAGCTATCAGCGGAGGCGGTACGACAACAACCGATCGTGTCACAGCGATGAACGATTGGAACGGTAAGGCGAACACGGCGGCTACAATCAAGGCAAGCAAAGCCGATGCAATTACCAATACGGAGCAGTATGCACCGGGCTACTGCAATCTGTATAGCCGTGCAAACGCTAACGGCAAAGGTTTGACAGCAGGTAAATGGTGGTTGCCATCGTTGGGAGAAATGTTTATGATTTATGCCAACATGACAAAAATCAATTATGCTTTGTCCCTGATTACCGGAGCCACTCAGTTAGTCGAGAATTGGTATTGGACTTCTACCGAGAGCAGTGCTACCTTCGCATGGAATCTGAGCCTCGGCGACGGTTATACGAACCCTTGGTTCACTAAGGCCAGCAACGCGGGCAGAGTTAGGGCAGTGTCAGCATTTATTAGTTAGTTCTTAATTTCTTAGTCTTTAACCTTTAGGTACGGCGAAAGCCGTACCATTATAAGGCAATTTAATAAACAAGCAATGGCGGTAAAATTAGTTTCAAGTACAAAGATTTATTTAGATGCACGAAAGTTGTTAGACATCATTTTGGATATAGTACCCAATTTCCCACGTGCCTACAAATTCACCATCGGGGCAAAGCTGCAAGAAATTGGCGTTAATCTGATGCAGGAGATAGCAGCGGCGTACATCAATAAAGACAAAGCCGAGACAGTAAAGCACCTAACCGAGTTTCAGGCAGAGTTTGAGACAATGAAAACGCTAATGAGAATTGCCGGAGAAAGGGAGTGGATAAAAGGCAGAGGAAAGTTTGCAAGTATCATCGAGTTAATGGACGAAATAGGTAAACAATCGTCAGCGTGGAAAAACAAAGTAGTTAATACGCTTTGTAGCCAGAATCGGAATGTTACGACAGACCGAGAGCGCAGTTTTCCGTAATAAATGGGGTTTATGCCGTCATTTACGGCTAAGAATAAGATAATAAACCACAGATTGCGGCCAACCGAGAACAGTGCTACCAACGCATGGAATCTGAACCTCAACGACGGTAATACGAACAATTGGAACACTAAGGCCAGCAACACGAACAGAGTTAGGGCAGTGTCAGCACTATTTACAGAAGACAGAAACGTGACAAATGATAATATACAATGGTAACGACAGAGTGGCTTTTAGATGCTTACTTTGATTGCCGTCATAGCAAGAGACGAACAGCAAGCGCAGTTGTTTACGAAATGGACTACGAAAGCCGTTTGATTGCATTGCGTGATAGAATCAATAGCCGGACGTACCAACCCGGTAAGTCTATTTGCTTTGTCGTAACACGCCCAAGATACAGAGAGGTATTTGCAGCATCCTTTGAGGATAGAATCGTACACCATTACATAGCTTTGCGCCTAACGCCGTTATTTGAAAACATCTTTAGTGAGCGTACATTTAATTGCAGGAAAGGCAAAGGGCAGCTATATGGTATTAATACGCTGAAAGAAGATATAAGGCAGTGCAGCAATAATTATACGGAAGATTGCCACATTATGAAACTTGACTTAAAAGGTTTCTTTATGAGCATTGACAAAAAGTTATTAGCTGAAATGGTAGATCGCTTTATAGTCAAGTACTACAAGGGCGAAGACATAGACGATTTGCGCTACCTTTGCCGTGTCGTTATTTTACACAGCCCGGAAAAGAATTGTGAACGGCACAGCCCTTTGAGCTATTGGGAGAAGTTGGATAAGAACAAATCACTATTTACAAATGGTGAGGGTAAGAGCGTAGCCATCGGCAACCTGTTTGCCCAGATATTCGCAAACTTCTTACTTAATACGCTTGATTGGTTTATCGAAAATGAGGGTATAGAACATCATGGCAGGTATGTGGACGATTTCTATTGCATCCATAAGGACAAAGAAAAGCTATTGGCGTTAATGCCTAAGATACGTGAGCTATTAGCCAAGTTAGGTTTACGACTGAATGAGAAGAAGTTTTATTTGCAACATTACAGCAAAGGCGTGGAGTTTACCGGGTCAATAGTCAAACCCGGACGTGTCTATACCTGTAACAGAACAATAACAAACTTTGTCGCAGCGGTCAGACGGCTAAACAAGGCTAACAACGAGCGTCAGGTATTACACGCAGTATGTAGTATCAACTCATATTTAGGTTTGCTACGGCATACCAACGAATATGCTATGCGCCGTAAAGTGCTTAACATGATCGAGCCACACGTATTTAAAGAATATGTGTACATCAAAGGGCACTACGAGGTATTGGCAATTAAGAACAAACATAAATTGAGGTATCAAACAATGCAGAGAATTAGAAATGGCGACTACTGATAAAGAACCCATTACCCTATCATCCGATAGGTTGGATATGGACTTATTTAGATTGCTACTTACAAGGTATGTAGTAGTGACCGAGCAGCGAGACGGCAAAGTAATTTACGAACTTAACAGCATCGAGCGCCATGCAGATAATTGAAATAGTAGTATCGGTTATTACCGCTTTGGGCGGTTGGGAAATGATTAAATATGTGATGAATCGAAAGACCAACCGCCGAAAGGAGGAAGCCGAGGCCGACAACGCAGAATTTAATGTTTTGCGTGAGGCTATGGACTTTTTGCAAACTCAACTCAAAGATAAAGAGCAACGATTTGCAGAGCAAACCGATTTAGTGAGAAAGCAGAATTTAGATATTTTGCAGCTCAACAAGGAAAAGGCGCAGTTAGAATTAGACCTACAACGCTATAAGTGTGTAATTAAGGGTTGCACTAAACGTGACCCACAAAATGGTTATTAATATGAGAAAGATTAATGAGATTATCGTACATTGTACGGCAACCGCCGAGGGCAAGAACTTTAAGGCGGCAGACATCGACCGTTGGCACAAGGCTAAAGGTTGGAATGGAATTGGCTACCATCATGTAGTAGATTTGGACGGAACGGTAGAACCAGGCCGACCAGAAAGCGAGGTGGGGGCACATTGCCTGAAGCACAACACAAATAGTATTGGTGTAGTGTATGTGGGCGGTTTGGCATCCGATGGTAAGACACCAAAGGACACCCGAACACCACAGCAAAAGGCGGCTTTGGTAAAGTTGCTTACAGAGTTAAAGCACCGTTACCCTAATGCCACGATCCACGGACACCGAGACTTTGCAGCCAAGGCGTGCCCATCGTTCGACGCTACCAAAGAGTACAAAGACATCAAGTAATAAGCCGATGAAGAAGTCTATAACTATCTGTATGTGCCTATTAGCCCTGTTTGGGCTGATAGGCTGCAAGACAACAAAAAAGGTGGTATCGGAATCATCCACAACTACAAGAGAGGAAACCGACACCACCAAGTTAGCAACCGATAGCCTCCACGTAGGTACTATCAAAACCGACAACCGGACCACGCTAACGTATTTTAGCGATTGGGGGTATATCGAGTTTGCCAATAATGGCGGTACGCTCACGATCGACACTTTGGGCAACCTGAAAGCCGATGGCGTAAAATCATACCAACACGGCAGGAAAGCCGCCCAGAAGAAAGCCGAGAACGTCACCCAGAGCAAGGACAGCACCAACACCCATAAGCTGCAAGCAAATGGGGTGCAGAGCCGAGACAACAAACAAGCCAACAGAGAGCCACAGAAACAAGGCGTGAAAGCCTTAAAATGGTATCAGCGTACAATTTACCATATCGGCTTTTTATGTTGCGTAGCGGCGATTATTTACGCTATATTCTTATATCTACGGAGAAAAAAATAAAATCTGTTTTCTGAATAGTGCAAGCCCGGAGCCGACCGAGAGGTTAGCCCGGGCGATTTGCTTTACCTAATACGTAGTCTATAACTTTGCGGTTGGCGGCATCTACTTTATCCCTATTGTACTTTATATACACACCTGTAACCTTTGCGCCGTGGGAGTGTCCCAAAGCCTCACTGATAGTGTCCTTTGGTATATCCAAGTCGGCGGCATACGTAGCCCAGGAATAGCGTGCCCAGTACAAAGATAGCCCCTTTTCTAAAGGTTGCATTACTTTTCGATTGTTCCCAGTAAATATGAAATTGCCGTTATCATCCAACCGGGCAGGGCCTATTTTAGCCAAAGCGTTATTAACGCTACCCTGTAAGGCTTTATAGTCTTTGTACCTATCAAAGCAGCGTATAAGGTGCTTTTTGCCCTTATAGCGGTTTATTATCTCCATTGCTTCCGGCTCAATCTTAATGCTATATAGTTTATTTGTTTTGTGTCGGCGGTATTCCAAGCGACCATTAACGATGCTATCTAACGTGCAATCGGCAAGATCAACCGTATTAATGCCTATCAGGTAAAAGGTAAGCATGAACAAATCACGATATTCAGGATAAAGCCCCTGTAATGGCAAGTCTATTAATTGCCTCATTTTCTCTATCGGCAAATCCCTCATACGAGTTTCTTCTATCTTAATACGGTAGTGCCTGAAAGGGTCATTAGTCGTTATATCGTGATCTATTGCCCAGTTAAACGCACGCTTAATAGCTTTCATGTACGCCGCTTTCGTATTAACGGATAGCCCAGACATTGACACGTAGAAATCATCTAACCACGTAGTCGTTATTTGCTCAAAGTGCAACTTTGCCGGATCATAGCCAAATGCCTGTATCTTTAACGATGCACTTTTGGTTATTCCCTTAGTGGGATCGGCACGCCCCTCACACATAGACGAAAATACGTCACTAAGTGTAGGTACATCAATGGTGGGCTTTTCCAATTCCAAGTCGGTAAGCATCTGTTTGATTTGCCTACGTGATAGTTTCGGCCATTGCCCAGTCTCTTTTAATTCCATGATGCGGTTAGTAACCATTGCGAGCATAGAAACGAGGGCGGCGTTAATGCGCCGTGCCCCTTTGCCGATGTATTGTTGTGTCCAGGCATCCCACTCACCGACCGAGGCATAGACACCAGTACTAAGATAGATGTTAGTGCCGTGCCCTACTATAATCTGGATTGGGTACGTACCATCTTTTAACGCCCTACGAACATCTAAGCGAAAACGAGATTTTGCCATAAGCCAGACTTAAAAATTTGCTGAAAATTTGCTGATTTTTGCGCCTAAACCTACCAAAACACACCACATTTCACCCATTTTTAGGGGTTTGGCGCAGTAGAAAAACCCCATTTTAGGGCTGATTATCAGGTGTTTGGCTATTAGAGCCGTGACACCTGTTAATAATCCCATTTCTTTTATATTTAATTAATTATCAATAAATTACAATTTCAATCCAGATTTACCCAAGGCACCATATACTACCTTGGCAACAAGAGGTCTGCTGGATTCTACATTCAGTCCATGTCCCAATCGTCCATAGATGAATGGTACTTCCAAGCCCTTGATACAATAATGAGTAATATCTGCAACGAGATCAACATTATCAATGTCAAACTCACCGTCTTCCTTTCCTTCAGAATAAATCTTTCTCAGAATCTCAATTTCATCCTCATCAAAATTCTTGCGAGCCTTCTCTACCATCCAGATATTACGGAAAAACTCAGCTCGCAAATTACCATTACGAACTACAGTTTCCTTAATCATACTGAGATGTGTATAAATAAGCTCTATGATTTTATCTTGAGGACGCATTTTGCAAGAGGCAACTTCATCGAGTCTCTCAGACAAACGATCCAACTCTGATTCTATCACAGCATAATAGACATCTTCTTTTCTGCTAAAATACGTATAGAGCGTACGGCGACCCTTACCAGAAGCTACAGCAATATCATTCATAGTGGTATTTGCTATACCGTTCTTTGCAAACAGTTGTCGGGCGACATCTACTAACTTTTGTCTTGTTTTGGAAATTGACATATTGAAGTCCCTCCTAATTAAAATGATTGCACATAAAAATATCTGTGTGCAAAATTAGTAGTTTTATTCGATATATGCAAATATTTAGTGTTAAATTATAAATATAGGGATAAAAAAAGAATCGGATAGAATGTTGAAGTACAACTTTCTACCCGATTTGCATGGTTGCGGCGGCAGGACTGATGACAAGCCTACTACCGCCGGATAAGATTTTAGATGCCCAATATCATAACCAACACATTAATAATATGATATACCTTATTATATATAGGGGAGAAAAGAACTAAAAAAAATCAGTAAGCACTAATTTTCGTTTGAATTTAGTCCTTTTTATCCTTACTTTCGAGAAGTTTTATATAATTCTCCAATGTATTGATGCGTTTATCCTTTTCCTGGATTAACTCTTTGAGATACTGGGTCTCCATTTTACTATTGTTAATCCTAACATTCGAGAGAACATTATTAGAACCAATGACTTCTCCCGTCTTTTTCGTGGCCCACTCGGGAGTGGTAAAGAAGTCATCCATCGAGCACTTGAGTACATCACGCATACGCTCAAGGGTATTGCAAGTGACACTCGTTGCCGTTTCAACATGATACAAGCCAGTTGATTTTCCCTGAAAAACCTGTTCTTCGAACTGTTTCTTGGTTAAACCAGCTTCTGCTATTAACTTTCTGAGTACCTGACCGTTATACATAACAACACAATTTAATTAATAATATTTAACTAATATCTATTAGTATTTCTACTAAAAGATATTAGCGTTTTCTAATTTTTATTTGTAACTTTGCAACAAAGTTAATAATAATATTTGAAATATGAAAGAAAATATGCAAAAAAGTGATGAAAAAAATTCATTGCGCGACTGGTACAACGAGATTCCTCGTAACAAGCGCAACAAGTTCATTTTGGCTCTGCAGCTGAAATTCGGCATGTCGGCATCAGGCATCTACGACAAGATCAAGAAGAACAACTGGTTGCCATACCAGCGTGAGATGGTAGAAGAGGTTATCAACGAGGGTAAATGGGAGAAGTAAATGGGAAAGATGACTATCAAGTGCAACAGCGAACAGCTGAAGTACATCCAGAAGGACTTCGAGGACGCTAGCGTTCCGGTCGATGTGTCGTACGGACCTTTCCATAAAGGCAAATCTGAGGTTAATCTTTTCTACGATGACGCTGAAGACGGAATTGTAGAAGGAATTGTTAAATATAGAATGAGAAACAATGAAAAGAAAGGTTAAAACTATGTCTATAGAGGATGCCATCAAGGAAAAATTCCCTGATGCTACTATATATGAAGTTAGAAACGACCGTTTTGGCAAATGTATATTAGGTGTAGTTCCCACCAAAGATGGGAAAGATCATATTGTCGAATGGGATAAAACCGGGAATGCTTCCGAATGTGAGGTAGGCGGTAGAGACTTCCGGGATATCAGATGGAACGAAGAGGAGCAGCGACCAGAATACATCCACACCAAGCTACTTCTCCACGACGATAGATTTAACGTACAAGTAGATGCCTCCAAGTAAATGTCTAAGCTGCCCAATAGGGGTGAACTGTATCAACGGAAGATACTGCCCCCTATTTCGCAGATATATAGAGCATAGCTCTGAACCACTCGGATGTACACCTGAAAAAATAAACGAATATGAAAGCAATAATGACACTGGAATCAGGGTATAAGGCTATCATAGATTTCCTTACCCCCCCACTACGTAAAAGATTCGAGACACAAGCGGAATTCGAAAGCCGCATTCTCTCAGAAATCAACCTATCTCAGCCAAATGCTGTCAACAAAGCCGTAAAGCTACATATCCTAAGGCATTAAGGCTATCGGCAGCAAGTATTTTGTTTTGAGCCTGCAAACATTTATCTTTGCAGGCAGTTTTTAAAGGAAAAGAAATATGATCAAAGCAGAACAGATTTACCAGGCAACCGATGACGGACTGGACATAATCATCGCATTATACCCGGACGCCAAAGAATGCGTGCAGAAATACTGCACAGGAACGCCCAAGAAGCACTTTGCCATCCGAAAGGAGAATACCCCATCGTGTTCCCTGAAGAAGTACAAGGAATGCTGGAGAGTAACAGACTTTGGAGGCGAAGGAAATGCAGAATCTCCTATCGATCTCTATATGAAGGAGAAGAATATCGACCGTTTCCCTGATGCCATCCTTCGCCTGGCAGCAGAGTATAACGTTACCGATGAGCTCAAGAAGGATGTAAACAAGCCTACTTTTGCAGAACGTGATGCCACCATCGATGAGAAAGATGGTACCCGCATCTTTGAACTCAATGATAAATTCACGGAAGATGAACTGAAGGTTCTTGGTCCAAACGTGAAGCAGGAACATGTGGATGCCCTCAACTGGCATTCAGCCAAATGGATTGGATATGTCAAAGACCGCAAGGTCAAGATCAAATACAGCAATGAGCACTACCCTATCTTCATGCGTGAGTGCCTGGTTTCTCCAGCTGAAGGAGAGAAACCGGAAGTAAAATTCTACAAGATATACGAACCACTCAACTTCAGCAAACAGTGGAGATTCTCATATACTCCTGATGGTGTCAAGCCTAAGAAGTACATCAATGGTCTGGCTGAGCTCAAGAAAGCATACCATGAGTTCAACGCCAAGGAGATGGCTGAATTCAACAAGACCAACGTCGATGAATCGAAGGTCTATAAAGAGCAGAAACTTCCTGAAGCATTCATCTGCAGCGGAGAACGAGACAGCCTCTGCTGCAAGTCTCTCGGTTACCACCCTCTATGGTTCAACTCTGAGACCTACAAGCTCAGCGAGGAGGAATACAGAGAAATCATGAAGTATGTGGAAGTGCTCTATAATATACCGGACATCGACGAGACCGGCATCTCCAAGGGAACGGAACTTGCCCTGCGCTACATTGACATACATACCATCTGGCTGCCACAATGGCTCAGGACCTACCACGACAACCGAGGAAAAGGCCGCAAGGATCTCCGTGACTGGATGGAGCTGCGCAATACCCGCAAGGACTTCCGCAATCTGATGACGCTGGCCATGCCTGCCCGTTTCTGGGTGAGCAAGCTCAACAAGAAGTCCAACACCTGGGACCACTATATCGATACAGCGTGCCTCTACAATTTCCTTCGCCTTAACGGTTTCTACACGCTCCACGACGAGAACTCCACCATCACGAAGTATGTAAGAATCACCGGTAACATCGTGAAGCTCATCACCACAAGAGATATCCGTGAGTTCTGCCGACAATGGGTCATCGACAGAGCAGAAAAGCGAGATATTCTCAACCTGGTATTGAATACCCCGAAGCTCTCCAGCGCTGCGCTCGATTCACTCCAGGAAATAACGCTTGACTTCACCAATTACACCAATCACTCCCAGCTGTTCTTCTTCCCTCGTGTCAGCATAGAGGTAACCAAGGATGGCCTGATTGAGTATCAGCGTGAAGGAAGCTCGCTCAAGAACTACGTATGGCAGGAGAACGTCATCGATCATAACTTCAAGAAGCTCGATGATATGTTCACCATCACGCGTACCATCGATGAGGATGGCAGACCGAAGTTTGATATCGA